AGACGCGGCAATCATCGCCGATTTCATACGATCCAAACTCAGGGGTTTGATACGCGGGAACTACAACTGTCAGAACCACAGGAGGATACGACACGGCGATCACTTGGGCTGCGGCCAAATTGTCAAGCACAGTTTGATCGGTAATGTCGGAGTAGTTTGCGGTGTTTTCTAACAACGCCCAGCCTTCGGCAAACTTAGCAGTATCTGCGGCCGTTGCCAGCAGTTTGCCTTCGTTTGATCCTGCGCCCAGGGTATACATAACATTTGCCACCAACGATCCGTCTTCGGGATATTCGTACTCAACCATATTGCCCGCAGGGAATTCAAAGACAGGAATGCTGATGTTAGCCGTGGTGTAAGGAACGCCCGAACGCGGATAATAAGTGTTGAAATCTTTGCGGGGAAGGCCAGTAGAAATGTCGTAGGAGACATCGATAACGAAGTCAAAGCCATCCTCTTGTCGGCTTAAGTCTTGGATTGCTTCAAAGACATTCTTGAGTTCGTAGTTGTAATACACGCGATCAACAAGAACGCCCGAAGTTGTTTGACCGTGGGAGTTGTAGTCAACCCCAATATTGCCGTATGACTGGGCTTGGGCGTTCACAATCAGGTCTTTTGCGATCACTAACTGGTCAATATTGTTGTATGCCACCGTTTCATTCACGCGGCGGTGGGAGAAGTAAGACATCCACTCTTGGGCTTGAAGGGATAATTCCTGGCTTTGCGAGTTATAAGTTCGCCCCCAAATTACCCCGCCCCAAACAAGAATGCCGTTGCGATCCACATACAACCCGCACTTGCCAGGGATCGTGGAAGCATCAACATTGAACTCAGCCGTGTTGATGCCTGAGATAAGGAGATGGCCCTGGAAGTTTCCAGGTTGATTCAACTGCTGGGTAAAACCGACACCCGTCAACGGCAGTTCGGCAATGATCGTGTTGGTTAACAGATCAACGAACAGGTATCGGTAGTTAGTAACGGCCATGCCGTTAGATTACCAGTATGGAGGCTTCTTCTTCTGTGAGTGGCTTGCCAGCAATAAGTTTAGCCTTAGCCGAGGTTTTTAAGTCCGCAGCAGACTTAGCCTTTGCTTCTTCTTCTGCTTTAAGAAGTGACCATTCAGCAATATCTTTTTCGCGCTGCTTTAATTCTTCTGCGTTATAAGCGCGTTCAATAACCTCACCAGTTGTGCAGTTAATTTCTACAATAGTAGGTTTGTCATTAGTCATGATTTTCTCCTTTATACATTTTTTATTCCGTACAAACTGGCCACAGAATATTGGCCAAATATTTGCGCTGAATTACATACAAAGTCTATTCTAGTTATAGCCGCCGTGTTGTTCCAATAACTCGAAACCTCTTCAATAAATCCCAAGTTTCTGTTTGCTTCAGCACTAGCGCTTACAAGAAACGCCTTGCCTTGCGCCACCGTGTAGTTTGGAATATACAATTCAGAATTAGTTGCTAAATTGCCGCCGCTTAAAGTGGAGTCATTCATAGCCCCTGCATAGCCAGCCGCGCCAGCATAAACATTTGTTCCTTTACTTGGAGGTTGAGGCGATGAAGTGGTATTGAGGGCTTGCAGATAAATGTCTGAATATCCACTGGTGCTGCTATTAAAATTAAGTCTGACCCCAATATCGCCGCCACTTGCAGGTTTTAAACTATAAACAAGTTTTAGATCTGTGTAAGTTTGAGGTATAGAAGTAAAAGAAATAGTCGTTATTCCACCTGCTCCAACGGAGTAAGTAGAAATAAGTGTGCAAGTGTTAGCCATTTATGCCGCCTTTATTCCGTACAAAGTAAATGTTGATCCTGTAACACAAGTGGCGTTATCGTTTGTAAACGAGATTGAGTTTATTGTTGATGAACTGCGCCATTGAGCAATGTATCTTTTAAGATTGTCAGTGGTTGTGTTGTGACTGTACCATGCCACTTTATTATTTGTGCTTGCGTAATCTTTTATGTAAAACATGAAAAATCCTAAAGTAGTGGTGGGATTTTCTATGTCAAATAAATTAACTAAAGAGGATTGATTATTGCCAGTTGCTGATGCAGTAACTGAACCGTTGGTAGATAATCTGAGGTAATTATAATTAGAAGCACTGTCCCCATTGAATCTTACAAGGCAGTTACCATTAGTGGTACTCCATTTAGCATTCACAACCAAAATTAAATCTGTGTAAGTGGATGGAATGCTACTAAGAGTGACAGTGCTTTGATTTGATCCCAATGTTTGAGTTTGAATTGGTGAGTATGTGGATGCCATATTTTAACCTTTAATTCCGTATAAAGAACCAACAGAGTATTGTGCAAAAACACCACTTGGGGCTGCGGTGAAGGTTAAAGATGTGATTGCAGCGGTAGACGCGTCAAGTAAAGCAGTGTTAACAAGAACTTCCCCACCTGTGTTATTTCCAAAACCTTCATAATCTCTTACAGATTTATATTTATTAGGATTTGTGTAATCTAATATGCGCCCAAACACAACATAAGGATAGACTGTAGAACTTGAGGAATCATCAGGGACATAACTTATTGTGTTATTTGATGTACTACCTGCTCCCGAACCTGTTCCTGAAAGATAATGCTCTCTTGAGCCAGCACCATTTTGTGTGGAGGCAATACCGTAAGAGTTTCCAAATATAGTCAGTGTAAATTCAAGGTGTTTGTATGTTTGCGGAATAGATGAAAACACAATTGTTGACGATCCTCCAGCACCAACTGTGTAGGTGGCAATAGAATCATACGCGCCTACCGCAAGATTTCCAGTTTTCGAAGAATCAATAATTCCCAATATTGGTGACATTATGCAACATCTCCCACGACATACCATAAATCAGTGGAAGCCTTGATCAAGGTTGCAGATGAGTATTGCGCTCTTAATTTAGGAGCAGTTGCTGTTGCGCCAGTAGAGGCCACAGTTGTTGTTCCACTAGAAGCCGCCTGAATTGTTACTTGACCCGCTCCAATTTGAATAATATTTATTTGAGTGCCTGTTGGAAATGCAGTAGTGGCGTTTGTAGGGATTGAATAAGTTTGAGCAGAAGCGTTGGAGGCGGTAACCAATTGTCCATTATCGCCAAGAACGAAGGTGTAGGTTGTTCCTGTTTGGGCGTTAAGAGTTAGGTTGATCTTTGGCGCGGTTAAAGTTTTATTTGTAAGAGTTTGGGCAGTTGAAACATCCACAGTTGTTGCGGTGTCAATTGCGATCGTGCCAGTAGATGTAATTGTTCCGCCCGACAATCCTGTGCCAGCGGTTACGCTTGTCACAGTTCCTGTGCCTGTGTATCCTACAGAGTTCCACGCGCTTGATCCGTTACCAATCTTTACCTTGCCCGTATCGGTTTCATATCCCCATTCGCCCGAAGCAAGAACAGGGTTAGTTGAAGTCCACTGGGAAGCAGTTCCTCTGCGTACTTGAATCTGTGTTACGACTGCCATTATGGAGTACCCCCGTTAAATGTCTGAGTAGCAGTATCTGCTGGAAAGCCGCCCTGATACGGAGCAATGCTATCAAACACGCCCGCATCTATCTCTGAAATGGTCACATTTGAACTGACTTGAGTCCAGGCCGATCCGCTATAAACCATGAGGCCTGTTGAAGTGTTGTAGTAAAGATCGCCCGCTCGCAGGGTGGGCGTGTTGATTGCGGTAGCGCTTGAAGGAACATTTGTGGGCGTTAAGGCTAAGCGACTCATGCAATGTCACCCGCCACTAGCCAGTTATCTTGGCTGATGCAGATTGCGGTTGCGCTGGAGTATTGAGCGCGAAGTTTAGGTGTAGAAGCAGTTCCGCCTGTGGAAACAATAGTCACACCCGATCCGCCTTGAATGGTCACTTGACCCGCCCCCAATTGAGTGAAGTTTAATTGAGCGCCTACAGGATAAGCCACGCTACCAAAAGGAGCAACCGTTGTTGTGATTGCAGAAGCGTTTGCCTGAGTTACAAGTTTGCCGTTATCGGCCAACACGGTGGTGTAGGTTGTTCCTGTTTGGGCGTTGATTCCTAGGTTGATTAAAGGCGAAGTCAAAGTTGGCGTTGTGAATGTTCCGCCGCTGATAGAAGGCGTGTTAATCGTTGGAGAAGTTAGAGTTTTATTTGTGAGCGTTTGAGCGGTGGATAGATCTGCGGTTACTGCGGTATCAATAGCAAGCGTGACCGTTCCTGATGTTCCTCCGCCTGATAAACCTGTGCCAGCCGTTACGCCTGTGATGTCGCCGATTGGAAGGTTGGTAGTTACAGAAACGCGTGTGTCTGTAATGTTTCCGTTTGTGATTGATAAAGCGCCAGCCGCAACTGCCACAGTTGCTAAAGAGATTGAGTTGGCAGGAAGCGCTGGAGCAACTGGAGATGAAGCAGGAGTTCCAGCAATCACCTGAAGGATTACATCGTCAGCCGATCCTGTGTAATAAGAATCCTGGACTGTAAGGCAAACAAGATCAATCCGTGGATTAGTTGGATTAGCGGTTGTGATTGCAATATTAACTGTGCCATCGTTGTAGGCCACATAAGTTCCCATGTTTGGCTGGATAGTTCCAACCACGGCCGCCCAACCCGCCGCAATATTGATCGACATATTGGCAGGGCTGCTTGCGGTGACGGCTAAAGATGAAGGGCTGATGATTCCTGTGGTGGCCCAAAGCGCTTGAGTTGTTAGGCGGTCGTTTTCCGCAGGGTGCGATCCATTCTGTAACCAACTGGGAGGTGTGTGAATTGTCATATTGCTCCTAAATGTACGCGGAATACCAGGTAATGGTAGCGGCTGTTTGATTGATTACGGTGCTTCCAGGATCGCCCGTGAGGGTGAAAATGTTGTTGCCTGGTGGGGCAGCAAACCAAGTTCCCGAAGCCAGCAAGTTACGGGCTGGGTCTCCGTTGAGTGTGATCAACTTGTTATAAAGATCAACAACCAAAGTGTCGCTTGATGTCAGGCTGCAGTTGAAATACAAGTAATCGTCTGTGGTTTGATTTCCAAGGATCGGGTTATCAATAGGGCCTACCAAAGAAATGGTTGGGTAGGAAGTTCCCCAGCCTGAGTTTGTGACCGTGGTTGTGATCGTGGTAGTTGAAGGGGTATAAACCAAGTTATAAATGCGGTTATAGGTGCGGCCAGTTGCTGGCAAATAAGCCAGGGTCGCGGTCTGAAGGTTGTTGTTGTAATAGTTAGGGTCAGGGCAAAAGAACTCAACCTGGCTTGTGATCATGCCGTAGGTGTAGTTGGGATCAACAATTGTCTTGAGTCCGCGCACACGAGCATTGATAAATTGTTCCTGGGTGGGTGAAGTTGGAAACTTAAAGTAAAGCGGGGTAGTTCCCTGTTGTTGAGGAAGCAGCGCTCGCTGGATCGTGTCGTAGTTAACTTGCGCCGATACGCCCTGGCTTCCAAAGGTCTGAAAAGTGATGCCGATGGATCGACCGCCAAGAAAATCACGACCAGTGAACATACCGTCTGCGTAGCCTCGGTTGTCATCCTGGTTTCTGATGCCAGGCAATGATTCCAAACCATCTACGGACAGGATTTGATAAGGCGATCCAGCGCCACCAAAGACCTGGCCATTAAAAGCAAAGGAATAGACCTGCGTTAAAGTTGTCATAGGATGTTCATCCCCATTGCTTTAATCTTGTTAGAAACTCCAGTTGCAGTATTTACAGACGCAGTTGAACTTGTCATATTACTTGCAGCCATAATTCCAGCAAGGGTTGTGGTGTTGACCGTGACAACCGATCCCAACTTCATGCTGCTGGCCACGCTTGCGGCAGTTGCGCTTGGGTTAGAAAGGTTGTAGCCCGTAATGTTTGTGTTGTTATTGACCGTGGTGGTCTTAGTTGTGCCAGCCGATCCAACCGATCCTGAAGTCACAGGGGTATAAACAGGAACGGCCGCCATTGCCGCAGCCGCAGCCTGAGCCGCACCAAGGGCAGCCATCTGAGCGGCAACCTCGGCCAACTTGGCCTTGAGATCATCCAGTTTCTTTTGAGTCGACTTGTTGAGTTCATCGATCGCTTTGTCATAGGCCTGTTGAGCCTTAAGAAGGGCTTCCTGAAGGGTTTTCTGCGCTTCGGCAAGTCCTTCATCCAAGACTTTCTGCGCCTTTGCCTTGGCCTCTGTGAAGGTTTTAAGGGCATCGGCTAGGGCTGAATCGCGATCGGCCTTGGCCTCGGTCATGGCTTCGTTATAGGCCAGGTTGGCCTCGGCCATGCTTGTAAGCAGTTCTTGATCCACGGTGGCAAGGGCCGCCTTGAGATCTATGGCCACCTGGCTATAAGCCTGGCGCAATTCGGAAGTTGCCAGGTTTGCCCCAGCGTTCATGCTTTGTGCGAGGGCATCGAGGCCTGTGTTTTGCACCGTTTCCATGTCAATGAAAGAAGCCTGAAGGATCGCGGTCTGCTCATCGCTGGCCTTGAGCAATTCCTCAGAGAGTTTGTTTCCAATCTCAGGGCCTTGCTTTACAACCTGCTCAATAAAGGTTTGTGAGTATCCCTTGCCCGCAAGCATTCCAGCGTTCTTTTGCAGAGCCTTAGCGCCAGTCAAAGATGTCTTTAACTTCTCGATCAAGCCGCCTGTGCTTGTTCCAGTTCCAAAGGCCTCACCAATATCAAAGCCAGTCTTAGACCCGAATGCGGATCGCAAACGGTCAATGGACTGTTGAATAATTGAAGCCTGTTTCTCGGCTGCAGCCTTTGTGAGTTCGGCTGATTTCTCCTGCGCTCGCTTTTGAAGGTCGTTTAACTTGTCGTTCTTAGCCTTTTCTAAATCAAAAGCCTTCTTAGCATAGTTTTGATTAACTTCTAGAACGCGCTCGTCATAGTTCTTTTGCGCTTCTAGCATTGTTTCGTTGTAATTCTTTTGAAGGTCGGCAACCTTTTCGTCATAATTCTTGTGCGCTTCAAAGAGAGCCTCGTTGCGTGTTTCAGCAAGAGCCGCAGCCTTATCCTGGGCTTCTGCGATCACATCATTCATGTCTTTGTAGATGTTTAGAACATCTTTCTGATAGCCCTCTAGTTTCTTTTTAGCCTTATCATCCAAGCCGCCCTTGCCTGTGCCTGTGCCTTTGCCTGTTGTTCCATCAGTTCCGCCTTTGACTGCATCCTTAGTTTTCTTTGCAGATTTATCAGCAGCCTTTCCAACATTGTCTAACTTATCTGAAAGTTCTTTAGCCTTCTTTGCAGCACCATCGGCAAAGTCAGAAATGCCGTTAATGCCCTTGTTCATAAGATCAAGACCTGCCTTGGCATATTTACCAACGCCAGGCAAATGAGAAAGCGCAGTTAAAAGCAACTTGAGCGGCCCTGTTGTAACTTTCATGATTGCTTCAAAGACCATGCCAACCATAGGAATGATTGCTGCAAAAGCGTTCAACGCAACCTTGGCGGTTGCCACCACGGCTTTGCGGAAGTTCTCATTACTGTTGTATAACTTCACCATAGCCGCCACCAATAATCCGACTGCAACAACAATCGCAACCATCGGGTTGATAGCCTGAAGGCCATTCAGGATCGCTTGCTGGATCGCGGCGCGTTTTACCACCAGGGTATAAACACCCCAAGCCGCAGAAAGAGCGGTGACGGTGACAACGAAAGCGGTAACGGATTCTTTATTGTTTGCCAGGAATGTTCCAAACGCGGCAAGTCCAGCAATGATTGGTTTAAGAATTGCTAGAAGCGCCTGGAAGGCTGGCAATAATCCAGCGCCAAGTTTGGCTTTAGCATTTTCCATATTTGCAGACAAGATACGCATGGTGTTGGCAGCGCCATCCGCAGTTCGTGCAAAGTCGCCTTGTGCATCTTTTGATTGCGCCAGGATCAACGCATGGGCTGCAAGCACACGAACCTGTGGACTCAATGCACCTGTGGTTGTTTTGATAAGTCCCATGCGCATGGCTTCTTGTTTTAACGAAGCCTCGTTAATAAGAATGTTGTATTTACGGATCGGTTCGGACTCGCCACGGAGCGCCGCGCCGATAGATTGGATTGCGTCTTCAGGTGAAGTGTTATAGAAAGATGCAAAGTCCGCAGATAGTTTTACAAGATCGCCTGAGAATCCGCCCAAGTCCTCGCCCGCAAGACCTGCTGATTTTCCAAAGAGTGCAAAGGTTGATGAAGCGTCAAGAGCGGCCTTCTTAGACATACCCATGGTGTTTGCGGATTGCTCTGCAAACTGGTTGACCTTATTAAAACCCTCGCCAAAGATAACTGCCGTCTTAGACATTGTTTCATTCATGTCTGATGCGGCCATTACAATGTCTTTGCTGAATTGAACAACTTGCTGGCCCGCAAAAGCAACACCCATGGTTGCTCCGACTTGCTTTATCTTTGACATGAAGTTAGTCATGCCTGTTGATGCTTTCTTTACAGAATCATCCACGCCCTTCATGGCGCTTTCTGCTTTGGCAAGTCCAACCTTTAGATCATTTACATCGGCCTGTAACTTGATCATCATTGGAGGGATTAGATCGGCCATTTATCCCCTCAACTTTTCACTAATTGCATACACAAATATACGCTGCAGAACTCCGCTGCGAACGGCATCGAGGGCAGCAGGTTCTAGATAGGGGTATTTTAGCGCAGGGTTCTGCTTGTTGCCCTTCTCCACGGATCGTGCATAAATCATTGATGATCCAACCGTGGCGGTGTATTTACCCATGCCTCTTGTAAAAGAAGTGGTTATGGATCGGCGCAAGTTGCCTGTTACAACATTCGGGTATTGCCCACCCGTATGGCGAGGCGGATCAATCTTGAGATAAACATTGCCTTTTTTACTGGTCATGATTTTATACTTGCGAGCGCCAACGAAGTTTTTCTTTGCGCGGCGTTCGATTTCTAAACCAGCCCGCATAATCCCGATCTGTGCGCCTTGCTCGATCTTTGTGGCAGCGCCGTCTATGGCTTTGAGAACATCATCTAAGTTGGTAATAACAATGGCCGTCATCGTTGCTCCAACCCTTCTGCCTTCACCTCATCCACGGTCTTGGCGATTGCCATTAACCAGTCGGCCTGGGCCGCAGGAATATTGTCCACCTGATCGGGTGTCCAACCGAAGCGATCCGCCATAAAGAAATAAACCCACTGGTCATCGGGGTAGTCGAACTCCTCATGGCGCTCGCCTCCCTTAAGAAGCCATTTTAATCTTTGGAGTCGGCGGTAGTCGCTTTTGGGTCTGCTTCTGATGCCTCTGTTTCAGTCAGATTAGGGAAGAGCGCCTTTTGCGCATCCTTTGTCTGTTCGATCAAGAAGTCGTAATCAATAACATCAAGTTCGCCCAGCGAGTCAATCTTGACTGAAGGGATAATAAGATCGAATGACCAGTCCTCAATAAGCATGGCGATCAACGCATCGCCCAAAGCCATGGCGCGGGATAGATCTCCGCCCGTTGCCGCATCGGCGGTTTGCATTACGGTTTTGCGATCCTTAACGCGAAGCGTCTTAGGGTCTTTGAGTGTGACTGTTGCTCCCGAAGGGAGTGTGATTTGCTTTGCAGACATTTTGCCTCCTGTTTGTGCCTTCCGTTTATCATACAGTGAAGCGAGCAAGGGTGGGGGAGGGCGGGAAGGCGTTCGCCCTACAACACCACCCTTGCTCTAGAACTGATTAATCGAAAGCGTATGTACCTGATGGCTTTGCGTTAAGCAATGTCCACTTGATCGGTGCATAGCCGCCTGAAGCGCCCGCATCGGATGTTGTAGACATACCATTGATGTCCACAGTTACCTTTACAAAGTCATCTCCACGCTCAATTGTTCCTGTGGTGTACGCGCCCTTGCTCAATGTTGCAGCGATCGCAATTTCATTAGCGCCAGTTCCGTAGTTCCAAACGAACTCGATTGCTGGTTGTGTGTTGTCGAGGTAGTTGAGCAACTGGGTGTCATTTTCCATAATGAAAGTGATCTTGCCTGTTGTTTCAACTGGGCCAAGGAATACCTGGTATGGCTGTTGAGTGTTGCTGATGCCGTAGATCGGTGTGACTGGGCGAGTCATGTCGATGTTGCCAGTCATGCTTGTTGAGACTGGTGTTCCACCGATTGTTACTGTTCCGCGCCATACTGGTGTTGGAAGCAATGTGCTGAAAGATGGAGTTGGATCGCTTGTTGTGTTTGATAGCCAGCCTGTTGTCTTTGCATCGTACTCAAGCATTCCGTCAGCGTTGAACTTCAATGAGAAGTCTGAGAACTGGCAGCCTGGATACTGACGAACATCTACTGCGTAGAAATCGGTCAATGTATAAGAGATTGGTTGGGTATCAACTTCTGTAGCAAGGCTATTCAGCAAACTAATTGTGTGTGTATAAGGAGCAGAGCCGCCTGTGGTGACAACTTCTCCCAGCAATCCTGCGATTGCATAGCCGATTGTGTCAGCAAATACTGCGCCGCCAAAGTCGAATGTTGATCGTGTGCGCCCTGGAATGTAGTTGTAGTTCAGGGTGTTTGATCCGCGTAGCCCTGTGTCATAGAGCGGATCGATTACATCTACTGGCTTCAAACTATCCTTAGCGACAGGGATGAAGTCAGTTGCGGCTACTGGTGTTCCTTTGGTGTTTTCTTTTGCTATACCAAGGTAGGAACGAACGGAGGCTTGTACGGCCATAGTGTCACTCTCCTAGAGTCGTGTCTGACGCGGCAGACGGTTCGGTTGTTTCTGTTTCTTTGACTTCAACATCTGCTTTTGGCTTAGTTGATGAATTAGGTTTTGCGTCAACTGCAATTACATCAGTTGCTACAAACCCTGCGGGTGCGTCAAACTCGTCACCTGGCTTAACAGTAAGTCCAAGGTGAGGGAACACCTTTTCGGCTTCGCCGACATACTTGTATTTCATGCTGCTCCTTACGCTTGGATCATCTGTGTTACGGGGAATTGTATCTCAGCAAACATTTCTGTAACGCCGTCTTTTTCTGTGCTTGGCTCTCCGTATCGGCCCTGGATTACAGGTTCAGCGCCTTGCCATACGAGGTTTCCCGATTCATCGCCAAAGTTGTGATTGGATCGGAGTCGGTCTTTAAGGTTATCAACGATGATGTCGAAATCGTTCATTGCCGTTGGCGCGTCACGGTGGAAAGAGATGCAGAACAACTGCACGATCACATCGTAATCAACACGCTTCCAGCCGTTGGTCTGTCCGACATTTGGAGTTGGGCCGCCAAGGGATAAACGAGTCTCATACTCATTTGCGATAAAGACCACGGATGCGCAGCGAGTCATTTGGCCAGGCAAAGCGTTCACTTCGTAATTAATGATCTTGGGAAACGAAGTCCACACCTGGTTAAGGTTTGCGATCGGCGGGTTCGAGATGAACTCTGATAGTTGAGCGCGGACTGCAGCGCGGCCTGTGAGGTTCTGCTGCGCCGTGGTCATCGAATACGCCTGTACTTGTTGACCATGTCCAAGGCAACCGCGATGTCGTTTCCGTATCGGGTAGCGCCCGCGACATTGCCGCTTGGGTTCGTGGTGTATTGCATCGTGGTTGAAGTATCGCCACGCATTTTGATAAAGGCAGATGTGATCAAGATGCAAGCCTGTTTGAGAGCGGCGGGCATATTGTAGAAAGTAGCCCCAGCCTCGTGGCTAAAGACAAGAGGACTTTGAAGGCCAACGGTTGACGATCCGTAAACATAGTTCTCGTCTACATAGACCAGTTCGTTCTTTGCTCCATCGGCTATTCGATAAGGCTGCCCTGGAAGGATGCCCGTAGGATCAAGAACGACAATGCTTGTATCCCCAGCAGCGGCGGTGTCCATTGTTGTGTTCACAAAGCCAGCCACATAGGTGTATTTGGTAAAAGTCCATCCCTTGGGGGAAACACTTCCGAAGGCTAAAGGCCCTTGACTTGACCAGTTAAAGCCTAAGAGAGGGTTTGGAATGATGATCTGTTGGCCTTCAAACCACACCTTTGAGCAGTCTGAAAGGGCATAGAGAGCGTTCGGGTTTGATCCGTACTCGAAAGATGAGAGAGAAATAATCGGTGAGTTGTTTGGGTGCAGCGCAAAATAACCGCTTGATTGAGAGAAGCGGATGCGCTGGGTTTCGGTGTATTCATCGGCAACAAGATTTGCGTTGAAATACTCATTCATGTATGAGGAAGCGCGAAGGATCACGCTTGCTAATTCTGCGTCTTGAGCGTTTTGGTTGCCGTTTACAACTAGGGTGCTAAGAGATAGGGCCGTTGGAGCGTTCTTGTATTCCGCAACGCTGATGTATGGGTTCTCTGTTGATGTATCAGGCGTTAGGCCAACTGCCATTTTTACTCTCCATCTCGCGGTGGGTTGTTCTCTGCGCTTGGCTCATGTCCGCAACGCCCACATTTGCGAAACCATGAACCGAATCCGCACTCTGTGCAAGTGTATCCGAGTCCTTGATCCGTAGTAGCCCCCATCAAAGAGGCTTCAAAGAATCCCTCTGCCTTCATCGCCTTGATGTGCTTAGGGTTTGTAACTTCCATGCTGCCACTTCGGCTTTGGTAATAACTTCTGCCACCAACAACAGTTTCTTTAACGCCACGATCGGGCGGAATAATCTTTGTCACTTTGCCATCCTTTACTTAAGAATCGATTGCCTTTACTTAATGGGAAAGGGTGCGCCCTTTATCTGACGCACCCCTCCCATCTATTAAGTTGTTACTTACGCAGGGACAATTCCTGAAACTGCGCCGTTCCATGCTGGAGCGGTGCAGAAGAAAGTTCCACGGAAGTATGTTGAGAAGTCATAAGTGAACTGTGTGACAGGCCACTGAATTCCCATGTAATCCTGAACTAAGAAGTTCGCCCAAACATCAGAAACCTGAGTGTCAGGGATAGGAAGTGTCCATGAAAGAACTGGAGCAACGCCCTGGTTGAGCCATGGGTGAACCATAAGGTCAACTGCCTTGCCTGTGACTTCGTTCTGAAGTCCAGTCACGATAGAACCGTATGTTGTGCCACCCTCGCCTGGATCGTTGATGACGAGGCGGTAGTTGGCGGTTGAGCCATTCTTGATGGCATCAGAGAGTTGCTTACGATCGTTACCGTTTAGGAGAACGATGTCAGGATCACCCTTTACATTTTGGTAGAGGTTAGCGAACACAGTTTGGAATTCTGAACCTGGGTTAGCGGTTGAGAATGATCCGTTGATTGTGTTGTTATAACCTGTATTTGGGCCAAGAACTGTAGGCAGGATTCCATCGTAGCCAGTTGCGTATGCTGATGTGTCTGCGGCAGCGCGTGAAGCAGCAGCACCTGTTGTGCTGAATGCTGCGTTGTTGCCTGTTAGACCAGTTGCAGTTGCGCCCTGGATTGTGAATGTACCTGTTCCCTTAAGTGTTCCCTGGTACTTGAGGTTTGCAGCGCCTGTTGCAGTTCCAACATAGATGTTGTAACCGAGAGCGCCTGTTACAGGAGTTGCGACTGTGATTGTAAGAACATCACCTGATGCAACTGCTGTGTTTGCCTCTGTGCCGAGGATAGATTCGCCGAAGCCGTTCTGAGAGATACCAGCGTCTGCAGTCACATTTACATAGTAAGTTGTGTTAGCAAGAGCGACCTGTGATCCTGAAGCGACTGGTGAAGCAAGTGTGAATGTAGGTGCAGAAAGTGCGCCTGAGTATCCTGATGCAGTTCCGCGAGCCATAAGCATCATGCGCTCTTCCATCAACATTGTTGCGTAGAGAGTAGATGTGCTTGAGAGTTGACGGAGATCCTCGTAGCCAAGACCTGAGAAGTTTGCATCGAATGAAACCTGATCAGATAGTGAGTATGAGTTGTAAGGCAGAATCAAATCATCAGCAGTGTAGGAGATCTGTGGGCCGCGCTCTAAGTAGAGTGGGTTAGCAGCACCTGGTGCGAAGTTGTTCTGTGTTGTTTCGAGGATACCTGGCCAAATCTGTCCTTGTCCGCCAGTACCTGTACCTGTGTATCCGAGGATTCTCTTTACACGGTGGCTTGTACCAATTCCCTTTTTACGAGGAATGCGGTTACGGAGTGGAGTTGGTCGTGGTGTAAGCAACTTGGAAGGTGCTTCTAGGTCGAATGCCGCAAATGATGATGACAATGGGTTTGTAAGAGTGATCTCTTTACCAATGTCCTGCATCGCAACACGCTGCGCAGCGAGCGCTGACTGAAGTCCTGCTGCTGCTTCACCTGTGAGTGACTTGTTTGAAGCAAGCGCTTCTAGTTGTGCAGTTACATTGCCGCTTGCCTGTGCAAATGTAGCCTGTCCGCTCTTGAGAGCAGCAATTGAACCTGGGTTTGTGATCGCAGAGTTCATTGACTTTGTGAGTTCGGCATCAAACTCCTCTTGGCGGATCGCAGCAGCCTTTGGGCTTTCTGCATCGCTAAAGAGATCTTGTGCCTTTGGCTTTTCGAATGCCATTCGGTTTTCTCCTTGAGTTAGTTGCTAGAAGGATCGGCAGCCTTAGCAGAATATTCATCTGCTAGTGCTTTGAATCCCTTAGCAAGGGTTGGGTCGGTTGTTGCCTGTGCTTTCGCTTTGTAAATGGCGGCCTTGGTAAGCAGATCCGATGTCGCTACGGAGATCGGGCCAGCAGTACGCTTTGGGCCACCAGCCACTGCGAGAGATTTAGCGGTTGCCAACTCAGCCTCAAGACTCATCGACTTCTCAAGGGCCGCCTCTTTTGCGGTCACCAGTTCAGCGATCTTTGCTTTAAGCGATGTTGTTGCTTTGTTTACCACTTCTTCTACGAGGGCTTCTAAATCTGTTGACGGATCAACAGAAACTGATTTTGCACCGTTGATTCTTGCCTGAGAATCTGTAACGGTTGCTTCGAATGGAACGGCAGCGGTTTCACCTGATGAGATGTTAGTTGTTCCATCAAGGTTCGCTTGTGTTTCATAAGTTGGAGTCTGATCGGTTGCTGCATCTGACTTGCATGCACACTCTTTCATTGACTTCTTGCATGTAGGGCAAGTTTCAGCATCTGCTTCGGCATCTGCTTCTTTCTTTTTCATGCCCATGTCGCACTTGCATGCAGACATTTTCATACCGCAATCGGCACACTTCTTTGCATCTGCATCGGCTTCTTTTTCATCATCTGCTTCTGCTTCTGCATCGGCTTCAGCCTCTGCATCGGACTCTTTCTTTTTATCTGCAGCCTTGTCCTCGATCTCTTCCGAGATCATTTCATCCTCTGTGTCCACTACTTCTCCCTCTGCCTCTTCGCCTTCATACCAAGCATGGAGATGAGAGACGGCTTCTAATAGATGTGCGATTGACTGAATTTCATTGTGGCCTTCTTTGCTCTCTTGTGCTTCGATTGAGATCAAGTTGGCAAGGGCATCACGCGCTGCTTCATACTGCGCTTTATCAAACTTGAGAATGTCACCCATGACCTTAACAGGCAACTCGACTGTTGATTTTTCCATGGATACATCCTCCGATTTATTCATTGCGTGTAAGTGTAGAGCAGATTGTAATGCTTTGCGGAGATCCGCATCGGTGCTTTTGCCCTCGCGGCCAACTGAGACTGCAAGACTATTGAGTTCCTTTTGCATCTCGTGAATGCTCTCGGCCTCTCGGTTGTAATTTTGATCCTCAAGAGAGGTTTTGGCGGTTTCCAACTTGGCGCGAGCCTTTTTAAGTTCGCCAGCCGATTCTTTTGGATCATCGGTCTTGTGAGCGTTTTCAATATGCTGACGCGCATCGTTAATTTTGCGTGAAGCACGATCCCGTGTTGGGTCATCCTGTGGGTTGTTATCTTTTAATTCATGCTGCATGTCGCGAGCGCGATCCCCCACCTTTTTAATCTTTTCTTTTGATTCAGGGCTTACTTTTGCAGGTGCTGAACCCGCTCCTCCGCCGCCACCAGCAGAACCTTCGCCCGATCCTGCGCCACCACCCGCGCCAGGCTTTGATCCTCCGCCTGGCTTTCCATGAACTGCTTGGCTGCTATGGCCTGGGTGCTTTTCAATGTCTGTATCAATAAACTCTTCAACTTGAACCAACGCTGGTTCGCCTTCTACGCTCTTTGCCAACATCAACTTCGCGTTTGGATTTGCTGGGCGATCGACAAGAGATACTTCCACGATTTGGCCATCGATGATGCGGCCGTTGACTGCCTTCTGATCACGGACAACGCGTGGAGATTTAATACCGATTGAGAAACCTTTAAGGACTCCTGTTTCAACTTTCTTTACGGAGTTAGGATCAACAACAAGTGCGCTGATGTAGTGGCCATCTGCTTTTGCTTCATATTCTTTGGCTACACCCGCAGCGATTTGTGAATGCTGCTCACGGATATTGCCGCCTGACTTAAACCATTCAGGCATTGCGCGATCTAGCCACCCTGCATCGCAGATTTGCTGATCAATGTCGAGAGAATCGTCTGTCGCCTTTCCATAAACGGTGAGTGTGCCGTCTGCGTTGCGGTCAGCCTTCTCAATCGAAAAGTAGGATGTGGTTAAATCGTTCACAGGCATCTCCTTGTTAAGCGGAATAAGTAATTACAATTGCACCAGCAGCAGAAGCCGCAGCAGAAACAGCGTAGATTACATCGCCTGGATAAACATAGAAAACTTGGGATGCGGCCGCTGGAATTGTGCGGCCAATAGTTGCTCCTGCTGAGGTGATGCTTGAATCACCAATAAAGATTGCAGCACTATGACCATTGTAAATACTCACTGGTGTCAGCGGCCGAGCGCTTGCTTTGACTGTGAATAAAATCGAAGCCGAAGTTAGTGTTGACGCGTTGATGTGTTGTGTGGCCATTCATTCCTCAATTCTGCCAAAGGCTGATTGCATAACTTTACCAGTTTCTACATAGAATTCTGTGTAGATTTCTTACACTTCTTCAAAGACTCCATTGCGAGCATTGTATTCATCCGACCCTGGAATGATCGGGAGCAACACGCAACGGCAATGAGGATGTGCTGGGGGTTGAGTAGCACCTGAAGGGAACGATTGCCCGATCGAAACCACGACATTAGCGTTCTGTGCGCACTTGTCACACGGATCGGATACTTCCCACTCGACCTGAGCGATCTCAGCCTCTTTGTAGCGCTCGATCGTGGCCGCAGTCATGGCTCGGTTCTGTTCTGTGATCGCAATCGTAAGAGCGCGGGCAGGGCTGGCCACATGGCGGGCGATCAACTTGGATGCGCTGACCGCATCAAGGCCAAGTTCGATGGAATCTGCCAGGGCAGTTCCAATATCATCTAGCGTTGTTCGAGATAATTCACGGATCGTGATGTCCATGCGTTCTAATAATTGGCGGAAGGCGCGAGGCTTGCGTAACAATAATGATGCTACAAGATCGCCAGGTTTCCAACTGTCCCAATCGATAAATACCTGCGGGGCTTTCTGTGCCATTTCAGCGCGGGCAAGCCATTCCCCTGCGGCCACATCGCCTAAAGCATAAGCCTCTGCGTAGAGCCTTTCAAGGGTTGCGATCAAGGCTTCGTTATTTAACCTGCCGTTCATAATCGCCCATGCGCGAGCGCGAGCGCGATCTTGAGTGCGGTTTGTAGTTGTGATCGGGTGCGTGTCTTGATACGCGTTGAACAAGCGTTCGAAATCTGCCACTTGCTTTAGGGCAGCCCTGATCTTGATTGCGTTCTTTGCCGCCATGCGCCCATCGGCATCTAGCGGGCCACGGATCATGACAAGTAAGCCTTCGCAAGCGCCCTGGCAGTTTCAATATCGCCGTCAAAAGCGCAACGGTTCAATGCATCGCCCACGATTGGATCGAGAGACTTGAATTCAAAGAGCCGCGCTCGCTTACCCTTGCTGGCCCACTTCATGAATGCCTTCACCTCAGCAGTTTGCTCCGCTTCGGCTTCGGTGATTTCAGTTTCAGGCTTCTCCTCCTGTGTTTCAGGAGTTGTTGGCTTGATCGGTGTTGCATCAGGGCCTTCAAGTTCAGGTGCAGAGGTTACATCGGCAGCGTTGATGATTCCATCGGGGCTGAAAAGGAGAACGCTTGCGCCAGCAACCATGATTGGCATGTCGGCCTGTGGTGTATCAAGCAATGGAAGGCCAAGTTCAGATCGGCGTTCGTTGATTGTCTTGCCAGCGCTTGTTACTTCAATCTGATTCTTGCGAGCGTTGGCTTCATCATCCATACGCTTTGAAGTCATCAGTTTAAATTCAAGTTCGCGTGGCATACCAAGGTATG